GATAATGGTGCCGCCATGATACCTGGGTACTGCTGACCCCACTGTACCCCCCTATCCTTGGCTCTACCATAAGCATCAGTATACATCTGTGCCAATGGTGTAGTCATGCCTGAAGTAACCGCATTTGATATTGCTTTATTCTGTACTAGATCACCCCTGGAGGAGCCACCGGGTTGGTAGCGCACAAGGGATTCCCTGATACCAGGAAGAATATTCCCTTTTAGATTTGATGTGACCTGCTGTTGCAGGGCATTAACCATTGGGGCGTATGCATTAGGATCAATCTGTCCCTTCATGCCGGTGAGTAGTGCGTCCTCAGCACCAGCTTGCATAGCGGCCGGTCTGGGGCCACGGAGATACTTCGCCATACCCGCTTGGCTCTGACGCTCAAGAGGGGTAAACCCAGCTAGAGATGGTTTATCATAATAAGCTGGACCCAATCCCTTATTGGCATCGTATATTTTTTGAGCCTGTTTGAAGCCACCCTTCAGATATGGAACTTGTATATCCCATGGCTTAGTTGAGGTTGTTGTTGTTTTTGATCCGCCTGCCATAATTTATTCCTCGGTTAACCGTCCACATCCTGTGCTATATCTGACATCTCTTTAGTTATTCCGTCCATAGCATCGTCAAACCCATAATAATTACTCTCAAATACCCCAGTTGCATCATTATTAGCACCAATATACAGTCCATTGGTATCATAAAAGTTCTGATCGTACAACGTACCAGTTCCAGATAACGCATTAGCGTAATCAGAACCTGATGGATACCATTGTCCGTTAGACATTATCCATGTCTTACCCTGAGCATCTGTCATTGTTGATGATGTAGATGAATTAGCCCCGCTAGTTGCAGTATTCACTATGGACCCATTACCTAGAGTATTGCCCCAGATATTATTAGAACCACCACCACCAATTAAATTAACACCAGTACCGGTAGGTGCCCCTGCATATAGCTGATAGTTTTTAAGCAATCCCTCCTGTAAGGGAGGAGGTGCAGCAGGGTTAGTTCCAAATCTAGACCAGTCTTGTAGTCCTATAGTATTTCCACCAGATACTGAGCTATTATCAATATAAGAACCAGCATCGCCAAATCTTATTGTGCCGCCTCTTGGGTTCCCAGATAAATCTCTTAGGGTATATTTATCATTATCAGAATTTATATAATCTTCACCCCACATACTTGCAGCCGAATCGGAAAGAGAGAACATATCCGACTGTAACATTCCAATAAATTTATTGCCCTGTCCATAACCACCTTGATCATCTGTCGGACTACCGTAGAAATTCTTACCCATGGCCCAGGCAATATCAAACATTATATCGTTAGCGCCCTTCCAGTTTTTATCACCTATTTCGGTATTAAGGCGTCTATTAAAGTCATTTATTTGTGCGGTAGTAAATCCAGTGGTTGGCATATTAGTGCCGGTGAAGTAAAGATTCGACCTTGATAAATCATCCGCACTTCCTGCCTGACCATAATCAGCGCCAGCAACAGTGGTTACATTAGCAGGGTCCGATCTATCGTAATATATATCACTTGTGCCATCTGGATTTCCAACAGCTTCTTCAGCCCAAGTCTCATGGTCACCAGTTAAACTCCATATGTTAGATTGTACAGCACCAACATCTGGATTACCTTGACCCTGACCACCGGGTGTATTCCAATAGGCTATGTCAAATAGAACATCATTCTTATCATCTGAGTCTGCTAATATCTCAGCCCATTCTTGCCAGCTATGTTTATTACCAGCCTTTATAGATGATTTTGGTATATTTGTGCCTGGAATATTATCTGTAGCCATTATTGCATCCTATGTTTTAAGTCTTTAGAGTAGACTATGTAATTAGATTCCCAATCAGGGAGAAGTTTCTTCCAGCCTTTCCTGCCCCATAACTCCATACCAGAGCATCCTGTTCTTATTGCGAAAGATTCTATCATATCATTGAATTCATATAGCCTTTTAAAATCTGAACCAGCTATTAATATCACCCTAAGTATTTGTTTTTGTGGGTAAGTTACTATCTGAGTAACCATGGCAGAATGCATATTGCTGTCTTCTGTAGCTATCCATAACTGCATATCACCATGCGTTAGTGGCTCAAGGAAGTCATCAGTTTCTAATTCCCCCTCGCTATGCTCTTTAGCTCTCTCAATAAGCGGGGCCACCTCTTCCCAGATATAAGCAATATCTTCTGGCTGTACGATCTGAGCCTTCAAAGTTTTACCCATGCAGCAGTGGTTTCATTATAAAAATAGATACCCTCTCCCGTCCCACCTGGGTCCCAATTTGAACCATCTGCATATCTTACATCACCACCCCTGGGTTTATCGGGAGGTATGTGAGTTCTCTCTAGTCTGAAGATAGCTTGGTTGAAGATAACATCACCAAGTCTTTTTAACTCTGTGGTTATATATAATCCTAAATCTTCTTGGTTTAATGGTAGAGGATTCGGTTGATAATGAGTTACAGACTTTACTACTCTATCTTTATATGTAGCCATTAATAACTCCTAGAGCCTCTCCTTCCAGCATCATCTAGCTCAATCTCATAACCATCCAATCTCCAATGGAAGTCCCCAGTAGATTCAAACTTAATGCCATAGAGTTTCCCGCTCTTCCTTACCGAAACCTTAGACTGGGAGTCTGGATTAAAAGGAATAGCTGCTGACCAAGAGACACCCTCTTCAGTAGACATCTGGGTTCCAACATATATATTAACAGTATTGGCTCCGGTGATCTCCATCTTAGGCCAGATAGCCTTTATACGCTTCACCGTAGACTGGTCATTCTGCTGTTGAGAGTTCATTGTAATGCCAGTCCTCTCAATGAAGGAGGTCATATTAGTAGTGTCTTCCCTATTACCTGAGGCATTCCTATATAACTTTGTATTTGTTGGGGAAGCCATTAGCAGTACATTCTCAGACTGCGACCATGTTACAGCCCAGCCACCGATAGCACTAGCCCATGTGGGTATTGCTAACGCCCAAGTAGTAAAGGCATTAGGATCATCCTGAGTGCCATATCCAATATGAGCCAGGTCTGGAAGATCGCGAATAGTAAATGCTTGGTTGGTCCAGTTCCATACAATAGCTTTATCGCACTGGTTAGATTCGCTTTCAGGGGTTGGGAAGCAAGCCCACATTTCTGTGTTACCATAGTCGGCTACAACAAAACTACGATCAGTATACTGACCATCAAGGTTCTCAAAGAGGTAGTCCCTAATCTTATGTGGGAGTATAGACTTCACTCTCTGACCATCGTTGATATAGACGTCACCGTTGCCGAGGAAGAAGTGACCACCATCAAACTCGGCTACACAGTTCTTAGACAATGCACCGACTGATGGCGATAACTGCTTGAATGCGAATATAAATGGAGTACCAACATACGACATAGTGTAGATGGAGTCTTCCTTGTATATCATAAAGACGTCACCAAGGGGTAACCCGTCTAGTATCTTGCCTTTCGTATCTTCGAGGGAGTATTCACCAGCATCTACGGTTGGGGAGGTTTCATCCCATGATGATGGTAGTGTTTGTATTGCCGCTTCTGTTGACCACTTCACCTTCCTTGGGAATGGAACAGTAGCCTCTGTTATATTAAGGGCGACAAGAAAGGTGCGGAATGCTCTTACAGATACTGGGTAATGAGTTGCCCCAGCACCAGCGGCCCAGTTGGTTAGGTTATCCATTTTAGTAGCCGTGCTTGGAACACCACCAACAGTCAATCCCCAAAACTGCGGTTGGTCAAATCCATTAGACATAACAAGTATCCCACCTATAACAGTGGATGTCCATCCTTCATTGGCTGTAGCGTTGTAGTCAACATCAGAGCCAAGAGTTTGTCTGGTTATATTAGTCCATGTTGTTCCATTATGAACATATATTTTAGTAAGGCTTGCTATAATCCAATAGGTATTAGCTTCAGCCTTTAATTGGACAATATGGTATGGTGTAATGGGACAGGTAGCCATAACCTCTGCATAGCCCGGAGACTTGACTATAGCTCCATGTTCTGACCTTATATTATTACCATCTGACCAGACATTAGGAGGTAGTTGCCAAGGGTTTATGTCCTTGACAATTCCTGTCTCGCCTACATTCTCAACAGGGATAAGAGCCATACCTAACCCAGTAATATTGACCAATCTGCAATGTATTGATCATACATAGATTGATTATTTTGGTATGCAGCATCATTGTTATCTTTTGAATTTACTAGATCATCCAGGGAACTTTGCATCTCCACTCTAGTTGCGGTTGTTCCATCAGCCATTACAAAAGAATCGTCACTTACCTTTGTCCATTTGTTTTCTATGTATGCCATTATTCAGCCACCCATATTGAAAAATAACCGTAGTCACCATTAAGAGTGCTATCTCTACTTGTAGAGCTATAACCTGATGTGCCACCCCCATCCGAATAGTATGAAATGCCTTCATATTCAGCTGGATCGTTATGCCCATCATGATCATTTGAGCTATTGTCGGTTAGACCCATTCGTGACCAGTCAACATCCCCCGCAGTCCATTTTGTACTGAACATGAAATATGCTACGGTCGCTCCAGACTCCCTGTCATCTGCCGAAAAGGTTTCATTATTAACTTCAGTAGCCCCAGTTGATGCACCTGCGATGAATTTCGCATGGAGGCTGGAGATACTATTGAAACGATGCCAATGGTCGCGGCGGTCAACAACTAGCATTTTTGCGAAAGTGGCTGTTGGGAAGGAGTCTATGTAAACCCTCGCGTGATTAATTCCAAGAGTGGCAGCCGAAGGAGTTGTATTAGTCAGGTTAGATGTTATGACCGCAGCCCCTGCCGCATCCATTAAACCATAAGAATACGGCGCATCTGTTGAGTTCACACTATCTCCAGTTTTGTATGCTTGTGGAGGAAAGTTCTTCTGTACAAGCATCCATGTTTTGCCATCATAGTTGGATACATAGGTAGGAGAGATGTAAGTTCCACCTTGCCCATTCTTAAACCAGTATATACCCGGAGTAACCGAGCCGTCTGATTCACCGCGCGCAGTAAGTAGGGCCGTAATTGGAGTGTCACTAGTAATCGCCTTGGCAGAAGTTGATCCGTCAAGAAGAGTGTGGAGTGTCCACCAAATAGTACCATCGTAAAATTTTAGTGCATGGGCGGTCGTATCATGCCAAAGCGCCCCGTCTGCTGGGCCAGATGGCACCAATAATTGTGAAACAACTCCAGCAGCGCCCCAAGCATTATCTCCCCTTAAAAAGGTAGTTGCATCCGCTGTTCCAGTTGCAGATAACATTGCAATGTCTACAGCATCTGTAGCAATGGTAAGGGCTGTAGCCCCTGTTACATCGCCTGTATGCGTGGCATTGGTTACCTTGGCTGTATTAGCTGTAATCTCAGTATTAATAGAGTTAGCTAGTTTAGCAGCGGTTACAGCATCATCCTGAATCTTAGCGGTGCTTACAGTGTCAGCAGAAGGGGCGCCAATATCTACAACGTCACCCATGAACATGACTGTTACATTGTCTGTTCCTGCTGGGGTTGTTCCTGTAGTCGTTAGGGTTACGCCACTAACAGTATACGCATCCGTTGGGGTTTGCCTGACGC